CGCTTTGTAAAATTTACGGCCTCCGCCGCAAAGTTTGTGTCCTCGCCCTGGGCCAGCTGCAACACGTTACCGACAGTTAAATTATTAAGATCATTAGCAAAACCTACTACCGGCCCAGCAATCGCTGTTGCTAATCCCTGGCCAAAACGATTGACGTTAGAGAATAGAAAGTCGCCATACAATCCAAACCCACCAGATGCCATAAGCGCATGGCCCCAAAACTTAGGATCGTCCATTGGTCGAGGATCCCGGCCCTTTGCTAGTTCTTTCATTTGTATTCCAAAGGCTGCCAACACTGTGCCGGCAATAATAAACTGTGCCAGGTATCCAGCTTTTTTATTGTTCTTTAACTCTGCAACACCACGAAAGATATGTGTATTCATAATCGTTACACCAAAGTTTTTATACATAGCGAAAGATCGCAAGATCTCACCGCCTATTTCGCCTGGCTGCGTATTACCTAACAACACTCCTCGAGAACGCAGCGATCCAGTAGGAACAGCAAATTCCGTTTCCGTGTTAATCATTTCCAAGATTCTTGTTCCTAGTCGCTCCGCCTCTCCAGCATCAATGTCAGTACGCTCGATTAGCTTTTGTACGTCAAAAAATGTTGCTCCCTCATACTCTAGCAATTCTGTCTGCCGTATTATCTCCCAATCTGCCGGTTTAAATCCATAGTTATCCATAGCACGACGCAACCCCTCGTCTAGCTGTGCAAAAGGCTTATCGACGTTATCAGCTAGTGTACCTAGAAACTGTTGACCAAACGCCCATCGACCAGCTTGTGTCCAGGGCGACAACAACGATCCGCGCATCACCAGGTCGCTAATACGTCTTGTGATCTCCGGCCCACTGATCTCGCCTATATACCGCATTTGTGCCGAGGCGATTGTTGTCCAGTGATCCGCAATCAATCCTAATCGCGTTGCGAGTTTACCTCTGTCCTTTGCTTTCATCGGACTCATAAACTTTATGACCTGGTTTAGAGTATTTACCTGGGGCAAGCCATTGAATTTTCGTGCTAGCGATTGGCTATTTAGATCTGTTATTGCTGTAAAAAACGTTGCTCCTAACTGTGCAGCTGTCAGAATGTTCCGTAATCCAGCAAAGCCATTTGCAAAAACTCCGCTTATTGGTGCATTTAGTGTTCCCATATGCGCGCGGTACAGTGTATCCATTTTTGCCGACGCTCTGTTTGCTCTGCTTTCTCCCTCGCCAGTTTCTGCTACACGTTTTCGTAGCGCTGTTTTTATTGCGTTAATAGTTGTGACCGGGTTTGGCCCCAAGACTTCCATCATAGCGATATCGCGTGATAACGACGTAATATGTGTAATCATCGTATCGAAAGCATTGACGTTGCCAAACTCTTGCTGGTACTCAAGCCAGCTATCGCCGTTCTTAAATTTTAGAAATCTATGATCTTGTCGTCGATTGGCCATAGACCGGCCTTGCATTGCACCGCCAGCCTTTACTTTGTTTAATCCATCTTGCGTTATAGTTGTATATACATCGTTAAGAACAATACGTAACCGGGCTTCGTTAAAAGCTAAACCAGTTTGTTCATCAATCATGTTTTCAATATCGAGCTTTGCGATCGTAAAATCTACCCACTCATCACGCGATTTCTTTCTGATCCGGACAGCATCATGTACTTGTGGCATACCCCAGTTTCTTAATTTTGGTATTGCGCCACCAGCTGCATTAAATCTTTTACGCAGCATATCTGTTGTTTGTGTCCAGGCATCCGCCATTTCTCTAGCTGCCGTATCGCCGGTGTTTTCGCCGAACAACTCACGCACCATGTTTTTTTGTTTTGCTTTTTGCTGCGTTTCTCCAAATATATTTCTTTTGAACGAGGCAAGTATTTCGTCCATTCTTTTAAATGCTATGCTTTTTATTGCATCCGCTCTGCTTTCAACTGACGAAAACTTTTGATCGCGTACATGACCAAGAAGATTTACTGCTGCATCCGCTGGATCCTGGCGGCCAAAAGCTGTTTTATGTGTGTCTAAGATCTGCTCGATCTCTTGCCATTTACGTGCTTGCAGTAGTTTTTTTCTGCGTGTTTCGTGTTTCTGTCGCCGGATCGTAGCTAGAGTGTCGGCTGCGGCTCGAGCATCCGCTGGAGCATTTGCCATATTTCCTCGATACTCCCCGGAAAGCTGCTCAAACATTGTATTGATTTCGTTTGCATCCTCTTCCTTAATCAATCCCTCTCGAACACCATCATTTATGCAATTCTGAAACGTACTCATTTGACGCAATACCCCATCCGCTCGATCATCTTTTCTTCATAATCGATTTCATCTCTAATCTGTCGCATTGTTTGATTGACGACTGTAATGTCGCCAGTAGCCGGGTCTGTTACCTGGCCGACCGGAACTTCATAATCTAGCTGCTGGTCTGTAACTTCTTCGCTATCTCTAAGACTTGCTGTTTGGCTCTCGGTGAGTTCGCTCTCTGGATCCCTCGTTCCTCCGCCGCGTCGTAGTCGAATATCAGTGTCTTTGACGATTTTTCTTGTGTCTTCGATGAGGACTTTGCCGTCGTCGATTTCGCCGTTGTTGTCGATTCTTGTGTAGCCATCGGCCTTTCCTTGTTGTTTCAGCGTGTCGTATGTTTTACCTGGTGTATCACCAACTTGGCGCACATAGTCGGGATTTATTAAACGACCCTCTTTGACAAAACGCATATACATTCTGCTACGCGCATTACTATAAGTAACAGACATATCAACTAAATCAACAGAATATCCTTTTTCTTTAAGCTTTGTTATAAGCCTTTCTATTGATCCAGGACTGCCGCCGACTTTCGGTATAACAACATTATCACCAAACTCTAAGGCGAGGTTGAGCACTCGCTCTGCAAGGTCGCTGCTTTCTTCGTGTACTGCGTTTGCCCCTATGCCGCCCTCATACTCCGGCAGCATCTTTTTTGCCTCGTCGCTATCAATAATAGCTGCGTTCATCTTACGTGCTATTGGATTTGCAATAGTTGATTTACCGGCCGCTGGTGGCCCTAATACAATAGCAGCACGTTTATTTTGATTTATATACTGACCTTGTGGCAACTCTAAGCTATCTGCTTTCCAGGCCATGTTTCTTGCGCCACGATATAAAGCTGCAACTGCATCTGGGTAGCCTTGTATATACTCCTCTAATTCAACACCCATTTTTTTAAGAGATGTTGTATTGAATACCCTTGTTGTTTCCCAGGTTTCTGTACCATAACCAGCCATTGTGCTAGTGTCTTGTCTGCTTTGCGCCTCCTCTATGGCTTTTGTTACCGCCGGATGTGCATCGACTGTAGCCTCGTCAGCACCCTCATCTAGTATCCGCCCTAGATCATTTCTTAATTCATCGTCGGATTGGAAAGCCTCGCGCGGTGTTTTAGGCGGTGGCTCCTGGAACATATCCGCTGCAAGCTGATCCATTTGCTGATTGGATCCTGGGCCGGCTGCAACGTCAAATGTTTCTAAACTTTGCTCAATTGCGCTTGCTGGTACTTCGCCGTTCTCCGGCGGAGCATTGATAGCGCGTCCTGGATTGCTAGGGATTTCCCCAAAGAAATCGCCTCGACCAACTGCTCCTCGGACAGACTCGACAAAGCTGTCTGTAGCCGCTGCATATTTTCCATCTCTTTTGGCGGCTCTGGCGGCAGCTGTGAGGTCGTCACTGAGTTGTCCTCTTCGGTTTGCAAGGGTTTGGATGAGGTCGATTGCTTCTGCATCTTTTTGGATTTTTTGCTCATTCGCACTCCTAACCAGCTTATTACCAGCTGATTCAAACTTTGTTTGATTACGTACTATAGTATTAAAGGCGCTTTTATCACGCTGCAATATTTTTATCGCGTTATCGAGAACCTTTGCTCTTTCAAAATATAGGCTTTCTTCTTCGATCTTATCGCCAAACAAACTCTCCTGGTTGACCTTTTCTGTGCCGCTATCCATAACTTGCCTAGTAACAGCCTCTGTCTGCACATCGTTTTCCGGCTTTACTTTGGCAATAACATTCATTGCAGCGCGCTGCATTGTGGCATCTTCCGGGATCATCCGGCCCACTACGCTTGCTTGTTGTGGTGAAACAAGGCCATTCTTAAATAATCCAAACGCCTCGTCGTCCTTGATATTAACAATGCTTCTTGCCATGCGTACCAGGGCAGATCGCGGCGGCAACTCACCAAACAGTTTTTTATCGCCACGTAAAACCTTTACAGCATCAAGTACAGTACCGGTTCCCTCGGCAATGTTTTTCATAGCAGCAACGACCATCGCTTGATCTTTAGATATGCCGTCTTTTTCACGTAAGACAGAACCAAGAAGAAATACATCTTGTTTAGGATCCTGGCTTTTTATGCGTTTTGCTAATCCTAATCGCTGGTGTCCATCCGCTATAAACAGTTTACCATCGGCTTGCTCGTATACGACTACAGTGCCAGCCTTCACCGGATCCCAGGTCTTAACATCTTTTAATCTTTCAGTAACACCAAACTCATCACCGCCCTCTTTAAACTGAAATGCTTTTGCATCGACGTTTAGTTCATCTACCTCAAACCTGGACACTACGTCATTTATTGTGGCTCTAGGCTCAACTTTGGGTTGTGCTTCTAACTGTGTTTCTAAATCTTTTTTTTGTTCGTTGAGAACTGTAAGGATTTCTTTTGAATCTTCGAGGTTTTTCTTAGACTCAAGCGCGTCTATTCTTTCGTAAGCAGCAGCAAAATCGTCGTTTGTAAGTTGTTTTGTTTGTCCTAGTTGATCTAGCTCTTGTATTATCGCCTGTTCTTCTTCTTTAAACTGTGTTTGGAATAGATCTTTTGCTTCTTCTATTTGTCCAATTTCTTTTTTTAGTTCGTTTAAATTGGCTGCACCTTGTCCGGGATTGGCTTGTTTTTGCAACTCAGCTTGCGTTACACCGCTTGCCGGTTCGTCATTTATACCAGGTAACACACCCTCGTTTACCGCGTCATCGACAGCATCCATCCGATTAAGATGCTCATCAACATCATTGATAGGCTTGTTTGCAAACGTATTTTCTATCTCATCGACCATATCCGCCGCTGTATCGGCCGCTGCACTTGATCTCTGACCTACAGACTGGTGCGCTTTTTTTATCGCCTCATAGCCTTTTTTTGCCTGGCTAGCTGTTAGCTTTACTGTGTCACCACCTATCCTAAATACAAGGGGAAACGCTGCACTCAACGCTGCCGCAGAACTTACGTTAACAACAAAGTCTTTCCAGGTATAAGGCAAATCAAGTGTCTTATACCAATCCGCAACCTCGGCTTGTATTAACGCTTCACTTGTACCGCCTATTATTGCCTCACGAAACATCAGGCTAATTAGCGATTTTATACCAGGCATGATTGCGCCGGTTCCTACTGTTCCTTGTATTATAGGATCATCAAAGGATCCATACGCTGCACCAGCAAATTGCCCTAGATATTTTCTCCAATCAGTTGATCGCGCTGCAACTTGTTGATTTTCTTCTGCCCTATCTTGCGCCATCTTAATAGCGCGATCCATAATAAAATCGTGATTAAGCTGATCGAACTCTACGCCAAGTGTTTCCGTATTATTCTTTGCAAAATCTAATATTTTCTTTACATCATGCTGGTATTTAAATGTGTTTGTGCCGCGTGTCGCACCACCACTAAATATACCCTTATTCAAGTGCCTGGCTGGGTTATATAACTCCTCGCCAGTCTTTCTTTGAATCTCGTCTATAAATGGCTGCCATGCCTCTTGCAGCATTACCGCTCGTGAATTGCTATTACCGGTCGCTCTTTGCGCTGCGTCTGCTGCTTTTGTGTTTTCTGATAACGACGATTGCGGTGTTGTTACTCCAGTCAACGAGTCAAGATACGATCGACTTCTATATTTCTGAAATATCGCGCTCATTCTTTAATATTCCCAAACCCGAAAAAACGTCTTTTCACTTCCTCTGTAAAAGCGTTCGGAAACTCTAGCTGCAACTGATATAAATTAAGTATAAGTTCATCGCCGTTTGGATATCGCACTACACCATTCCTGGATTCATCCATAATGATGTATTCATCAGAACTGAAATATTTGAGAACATAGTCATCGTTTCTGTTTCGTATATCGTTTATAAGCTCCTCAGATAGTTTTAAGTCTGGATCTTCTGGGTCTTCTCCGGCAATAATGTTCATCGCCTTCACAATATCTGTGCTTAGATTATCCAGAAAATTTTCGACTTCATCAGCTGTCATCTCCGGCGGCAACAATGTCTTTTGCTCTCGTACTTGTTGTATACCTCCTCGATCACCCTCTGCGCCTACTATTGTATTTAATGATTTTACAAATAAATCTTCATCGTATTCCATAATACCTAGACCCTTGTAATGGGCCTTTGCCAGTGTAAAAATTGTGGCTAAATCATTGGGATCCATCCGTTCAAAAATATTCTGTCCGTCATTATCAGTAATAAAAGCATTGAAAACCTCCTCTGGAGGTGTGAGTTCCGCTGTTGATGGCAATTTTAAACCAGCGTCAAACTCTTCCATACCTTTCATTATTGCGAGTGCTGCATCATTTCTTCCGGCATTTACCAGTGATCCTAGTGCCGCCATATCATGTGCGTCTTTCTCGCCCATTTGTGTGAATACGGTAGCGGCTGCACCGCCCCAGGCTTTTTGAAAGTTTGCAACAAAAGCTAGCTTAGTGTTTGGATCAAGATCTTTTTTCTTGATAAGTCTTTTAAAACTATCAACTTCGTTTTTTGTCAGATACTGTGGCTCCGATAAATTGTAATGCTCAGCTACTGTTTCTGCATTGACATTCCTTGCTTCCACAAATGTGGGATCGAAATTCCCTTGCTCATCAAATAGGTTTTCGACCGGCTCATCAATTATTCCGTTATCTCTACCCCATTGCAATGCGTCGTTGTTAAGTGCCGTAATCATTTTATTACGTCTACTTTTAAGAAAATTATTTGCAGCTTGTTCCGCTTCAGTATCGAGGCCAGCACCACCAAACGTCGGTGTACCCTCTTCCATATCTTGAATAACCCTATTTAAATCATCAATATCCGCCGTTCTAACTGTAGCTGCAACTGTGCTTACTAGCGAAAGCTCGTTTCTTTTATTCTTAAATGACTCTGAAACACCAGGATCTTTTCTAATTACATCATCCATATTTGCTAAAAGATTACTTACAGCCTGGCTATCCGCTTGGCCTTGCTCTTTCATTTGATTTAGCAAATCATCTGTTTGTGATGTAAGCGCTGTTTTAAGAGCAGTATTTTGTGACTTCTTCGCTTTTTCCTCAAACCCTGGGCCGTATATCGACGCAATATCAGATGCTGACGTTTTAATAACACTTGCTAAATCATCATCGTCTAGCTGCGTAAGTCTTTTATATAACTCCTCTGCACCAGCTAAACCACGCGATGCAAGCGTTTCACCAGCTTCTACATTGCCAAGAACTAACTCTCCTTTTCTGCCGTCACGAATAGCGTTACGTATAGCGGTGAGTGTAGTAATCTCAGATCCGCGCTGGTCTGCAATAAACTTAGTGAGCGCATTACGTGTCGCGCCTAACTCCATTGCTTTTATTGTTTCATTAACCTTTGTCTTGCTTGCGCCGGTTTGTGAAACATAACCATTCGTAAATACTTTTATGTCGCCAGTTATCCTGGCAATATCAAACGCATCAAGACTTGGATCGCTTAACTGCCGCTCGCCCTGGACGAGTTTTGCACTGTAGTTATTAGCACTTGCTATTTGTATCTGTCGATCGACTTCGTTACGCAGCTGGAACCTATGCTTTAGTTCTAGCTGGCTAAATCGGGTATTAAAATAGTTTTGGCTATAATTATCTTTGCCTACATTCTTTCTTAGCTCTTCTTTTACAGAATTAGATCCACTCATCCATCGTGGATTATCTCCGTCTAGTATATTATTGTAATCGCGTGTTTTTTCTAAATCGTTTCGTAACTTGAATAGCGCCTCTTCTGCTGCAATATCGGCCTCGGCTAGCAAATTATTTCGTACTGTTTTATAGCGCTCTTTTGCGTATTCCCCTACTTCATCAGTAAACTGACTAAAAGGACTAGCTTTTGCTATCTCTGTTTGCGCCGCAAGCTGTACGTTTTTACGCGCAGTTATAGATCGACCAGGTGCTTCACTGGTTGCCCTGGTTTGCGCGGTGTATAAAGGTATTCGCATTTATCACCTATGATGCTAGTGTTCGTGCCGCAGATCCAAAACTTTTGATTAGACTTGCCGTACCTTGCGCGCGTAAACTTGCAGCGGCAGATCCGCCCTCCATACGTGCAAGCTCCGCATTTAGTCGGGCATTTTCTTGCGCGTCATCGATCTGCATGTTTGTCACGTCGTTGTTGAACTTATCGTTATCAAGCTCAAATTTCATTTCCCTGGCATTTTTTCTAAGAACAGATATTGGTGTACCTTCAGATATATCTATCCCACCATAGGCATAGTTTGCTTTTACTTCGCCCTGGACAGATTTAAAACTTTCTTTCTTACGATCGTTGCTTACACCAAAGTTTGCGTTGACAAACTGCCGCTGCTTTTCCAGCAAATCAATGTCGCGCTCGATAATGGTTGCGTTAAAGTTTGCTGCTTGCTGTGCAGCTGCCGCCGCATTATCACCAGCTTGTTTATCGTTTATGCCGCCAAGAATATTTGATCCGGCAGATATTAAATTTAATACTGTTAAGAAATCCAATGTTTTACCTATACATCAAAAGTGTTCATACGCGCATACAATGCCAGGACAGTAAGAGGCAAAGGTTGGCTTTGTGCGACAAAAATACGATCGTCTTCCTCAAAACCACCGGCAAACTCAATATCCTTATCACCGGTAAACAGACTAACCGCTTGATCCATTGCCATGCTGCTATCACGAAAAGGCACACGATCGGCATCGCTCGAGGACGACCCAACCTCTAGTCCAACTGTTCTAAATAAACGCAGCGTTATGTGATGAATACGTTTAGGCTTTCCTTGACTTGTGCCATCTACGGATCCGCTTTCTAGTCTTAGTGTCTGTAAATTAGACGTATATCCTAACCCTACCGCTGCTGTTGTTGCCGATACATCTAAAGAAATAGTACCGCTGCTAACTGTTTTATTAGCATGCGATCCACCATTACCAAGAATACTAACTGTTTGGCCCTCCAGGTGATACAATGCCCCTAATGATGTAACAGCGCTGCCGCTATAGTTCAGACCGCTATCAACAAAAAATGCTGACGTTGCTGACGTTCCAAAATCAAACAGTTTTAGACGCTCGACATAGCGCTTTGTTTGTGAATTGATAGTTCTCTTGACTATCATGTATAACTCATCTTCGCCGGTATCTGTTGGCAATGTGGCTATGCTTTCGACCACTGCATTACCGGTACTAAACACACCTCCTATTGTGTGCTTATGCCAGGCAACAACTTGCTCTTCCCGGCGGTATGTAAGACCCAGCAATACTCCATCGGATCGTAAGGCCCACACAACGCTGTCCGGCTCTTGCTGATAGGCAAACTCTGTTATGCCGCCCTCGGTAATGTGCTCCGCTAATATCGTCATATCCGGGGCCGTATAGCCGCTGGTATCGACATCACCTACAAATCGAAACTCACGTACCTTTCTATTGCCGCGTTGTAGAAACAAGGTAACATCTGCAACTTGTACCGGATCCGCATTAGCTGACCCATAGTTACTATACTTACGAATAAGTGTTGTTGTCGGTGTTATAGGGCCGTCATTCGTCGTACTGACGACATATTCACCGCCCGACGTACCCACAGTTAGAACGCGCGTAGCTGTAAGAAATCGTATTGCATTTACCTGATTGCTTGCAATCGTGTAGATAAGCGCATCATCCGCATTGCTGCCGGCTGTAAAATTATTGTAATCCGCTGTTTTAGAAAACCATATTGTTTGTGGGTTGTTGTTTGTATTGGCAAAAACAAGCCGTTGTTCAAAGAAACTAACAACACTTGGATAGTTATCAGTAGCGTTATTTAAATTAGGACTAGGCGACCCTGTTATCGAGGGAGTAGCAAACGTCCATGTTGTGTGTGCTGTCCTTGTTAGAGTCCGTATCGCATAACTAGGATGCACGATATACATTGTGTCAGCGCTTTGTGCAAAGCGTAGTGTCGGTAGATCTGCCTCCGGATAGGGTGTTGCTACCTCAAATATCTCGTTGATGTTTCCGGCGCTAGCATATGCTGTAAAACTTGTTGTGTTAATCGCATTACCGAATAGATCGGTTAGCGTAAATGTGTTTGTCGTGACGTTAGCGACTTTGTAATTACGTGTATTTAGCTCTGTCATCCCAACGATGGAGTCTATAAATACCTCATCGCCGTTGCTGTATCCATGCGAGTTTGATGTAATCACACCTGGATTTGCTTGTGTTATAGCGCTTATCGTCTTTGTGGTTGCCGACAATAATTGCTGGCCGTTACGATAGACGCGCATAATCTGCTCACCAAACTCGAGAATATACGTGTCGCTTGTCTTAAACTGAAAAGGTATTAAACGTGTCTTAACGCTGCTTGTTTTTACTTCTCCCAAAAACTCTGTGCCTGGTCGCCGCGCAACACCGCCATGCGGCATAGACACCATGTTTGTAAGATCCGACAATCCTTCTCTATATTTTTCTATATTTACTCTTCCCTCAAGCCTGGGAGATAGTTCTCCAGCCGTAAAGGATTGTATAGCTGGCGCTGATCGTGCCATTATAACCTCGATTCAATAAGATCACTTGCCTCAATACGCTGTGGCGCTCCCTCTGTTGCATCGATAAATCTAGCCTCACGCAATCGCTCGTCATATAAGGCTTTTTGCAGCTGCACTACTGTTGTCGATCCGGTCAACGCATAGGCTATAGAATAGGCAAGTCGTGCTGATAGTGTGCCTATTAATCCGGCATCATACTCGTTTGGATCCTCAGATCGTGATACAAACTTAATCTTTGCTGTATCTTCGTCCGTTAGCAGCTTTCGGCCCTCTATCACAAAGACGCTGCCGCCGGTATTGTTTGTTAGATTATCGAAAGGATATGTTGACGTACCATTGCTAAACTCAAGAACACGCAAGCAAAATGGATCTACTGGTAACGTATAAGAATTACTATAGCCATAAGTAGGGCCGGTCGTATCTTTTGCTAGATCGGCCCTCTTAATTAAACAGTTCCAGGGGTGAGCGCGGAAGGTTTCATTCCGGACGTTTGCATAGACTTGACTAATAACACGCGCTGCTTTGGAGTTCTCATCCAGCGCTGTTATATTGGTCGCCCCAATCGCGTTCAGCGCATTATTAGCTATTTCTACTACACTCGACATAGATCACCCCTGGTTGAATTTAGGTTACGACGTACTCAATCATAAAGGAGAGATCGCCGGCAGTGTCACCAGCTGCATCAAACAACAGACCGATATTGTAGTATCCGCCTGGATCGCTTGATTGCCCGGCATCTTCCCAAACTCTCTGACCCATTTTGTTGATGTTTCTCGCCTCGAAAGCTACTTCTGTTCCGGTTGTAACCGCTGCACGTAAATCAGTGATAGCGCTTGCATAAGCGTCATCGTCGACAGCCGTTACATTTCCATCCGCAGAATATAATCCCACGTCGCAAGTATTTGTAGAACCACTATCAAGATCGTCATTGAATAGCTTGATGCTGATAACACTTGCGTTTGTCGGAATTGGCGCAAGCATAACAGTATCAGTAGCACTGAGATCGCCGGCAACAAGAGCTACAGTACCCTGTATAACTCTCTTGATTCCGTGATGCTGTCGTGCATGGTTCATAACCTGGGGATCAGCCTCAAAGTTACTAACTAAAGTTGAATTTTTATTAGCCATGATCTAGCCCCCCTTATTCGTTACAAGCTATTTCTATTACCATCTCTTCTTGCATCCTGGACGCACCAAAAGTTGAACAGTAATAGATTTGTGTTGAATAGGATTTGTCTGGTCGAGGATCGATCTTTGCAGTCACATCCTTTCCCAATGCCATTACTACACCCTCACGCGCATACGCATAGCATAGTCGTGATGTACCATCGTCTTTTAAACGATTGGATGTAATAAATTTAAATCCCATAAATGAATCGACAGTGCCGTTTACCAGCGCTTTTACACTGTTAAAGTCTGCGCTAGTTACGGATGTTGTGTTGAGTAGATCCTCGATCTGCTCGGGAGATACAACGATATATCTCTCGATTGAGGGATCAACACTGTTTTGATCCATTATCTTTTTAGCACTAATTAGCTTAGCGATTGTCAAACCGGCACTCCCATGCACGATTTTCTGACCACTTGGCAACGCTGTGCTAGTTCCACCGGACACACCAGTTTTAGCTGTACCGCCTAAAGCACCGATGATTTCATCATCCATTGCTCTGCCGATAGCTGCCGCCGCTGCTTTGCCGTATGTTGACTCTGGAGAGATAAGCATACGA